TATGTTAATTATATTATTATGTCTAAATCTAAATCTACATCTGAAAAAATATTCATAAACAAAGAAGACTTACGTGATTATATTCATAGTATTCATGATGATTTACGTAATTCTGGCGCGGGATATGGACAAACAGGATTAAAAATATTTAGTGTATTCTATGGATTAAAACTTATTAAACCAAATCTTAATAAATTAAAACTTACTGATAAACAGAAAAAAACATTAGATTGGGATGAACTTGTTAAAAAAGCAAATGATAAAGGAGAAATTATTAAATATATTGATGAAGAAGTTTTAGAAGTTTTATGGAAACTAAAAGATGAAAAGAATGAACTTGGATATTTTATATTTCATCAAATACCAAGAGATTTAAAAGATGATGTTTGGAAAAAATTAATTCTTAAAATTGATAAAATTCCGGTGGGTTATAATAAAGATGGCGGTAGTGTTAATCTATCTGGTAAAGTATGGGAATATTTCGTTGGAAGAGATAAAACAGCAATTTCAGAATTAGGAGCATTTTTTACAGATAGACCTGTCACCGATTTTTGTTTTAATAAAGTTAAACCTAAATTAGATGAGAATGAAAATGAAGAAGAAAATAAGTTAACTATTCAAACCATGATTGATCCATTTGCAGGTTCTGGTGGTTTTACTCTAGGATATGCAAATTATCTACGAGAACATTATCCAAATATTAAATGGAAAGATAATGTCGATAATATATATCATTTTGATATGGAGGAAAGTGTAGTAAATATGACTGGATTAGAAATGTTTGCTATTACTGGACATTTTCCAAAACGTTCTAATAATTTTAAGAGACAAAATTCATTTACATCAGAATTTATTGGTAATAATGGTTTAGAACATTATAAAAATGTTTATGCAAATCCACCATATGGCGGAGATAAAAATACAAAAACAGCAGAAGACATTAAACGTGATAAATTAATTGCTTATCTTAGAAATCTAAAAGATGATATGACAGATGTATTAAAAGAACAACTTACACGTTTATTAAAAGAAAAGATAGAAGAAGAATCTAAGAGAAAAGCAGAAACAACGGTAAATTTAAAGACATGTTCAAAAAGAATAAGAGATTTTGCCAAAAAACATAATATAGATAATGCAAATGATAAAGAATCTTGTAGTTTTATATTGTTAATGGATTTACTTGATGATTCTGGTGTGTGTTGTGCAGTATTAAAAGAAGGTGTATTTTTTGATTCAAAATATAGTAAGATTAGAGAAGTATTACTGAAGAATTTTAATGTAACAAATGTAATATCTGTACCTCAGAATGCATTTGAAAACACATCTACAAAAACATCTATTATTATATTTTACAATAACGGTTGCGAGTTATCAGTTGATGATAAATCCAATCAGAAGAATTTAAAAACAAATTCTTCCGGCAAGACAAAGAAGGTTGAATTCTCAGAACTGATTATACACAATATAAATTCTGATGAATTTGAAATAAACGATGATGGAGAAGCAGTATTAGTAAAGACAAAAGATGAATTTGATTTCATAGAAGAGAAGAAATGTTGTACTGCAACTTTAAAACAAATTGAAGAGAATTTAACTAAAGATAAATGTATATATAGTTTAAATTATAAAGATTATATGGATTATAAGGTTATATGTCCAGATGACTATGAGATGAAGAAATTAGGGGATTTGTGTAATATCATAGATGGATTTGCATTTAAAACATCTGATTTTGTAGATAAAGGTATAAGTTTAATACAAATATCAAATATAAATGATAAACAAATTAAATTTACAGATAATGATAAATATGTAAAGGAGAATGAAAAATATAAGTCATATGAAACACAAGTAGGTGATATATTAATAGGAATGACTGGTAATATACAAGAAAAAATTGGATATTATAACTCAAGAAATAAATCATATATAAATCAAAGAGTATGTGGTCTTAGAAATTTTAATAGTGAATTACATAAAACTTATATGTATACATATTGGAATCACATGAAAGTTGGAGATATTATGCAAGAAAAGGCAAATGGTAGTGTTCAAGCAAATTTATCTAAAAATAATTTAATAAATTTAGAAATACCCTTTCCAAAAGATATAAATAAACTAAAACCACAATTAGATAAACTGTATAAAATCCATCAACAAATTATGTCAGATACTGATGCCATACCTGAGAAAGAGAAAAATATATGTGAGATTATAAAGAAGGCAACAGAAGAAGGAAAGAAAGGTATAGATTATGAAGAATATAAATTAGGGGATGTATGTGAAATAAAAAGTGGTAAAGCTATAAAAGATAAAACATATGGAATATATCCTGTATATGGTGGTGGTGATATATCTGATTATATAAATATATATAACAATGATGGAAAAAACGATATAATTATAGCGCGCGTTGGTAATGCATTAAAAAATGGAGATTGTATACGAATTATAAATGGAAAATATTATTTAAATGATAATGGATTTTTATGTTTTAATAATAAAATAAATAAATTATTATTGGCATATACTATTTTAAATAATAAAAATGAAATTATGAATCTTACTAAAACTACCGCACAACCGGTAATTAATAAAACAAATTTATTAAATTTAATTTTTAAATATCTAACAGAAAATAAAATGAAAAAACTAAAACTACAAGAACTATTTGATGAAGTAGATAAATTAAAAGAAGATCTAGAAAATAATAAAAAATCTTATGAAAAATATATGAAAGAATTATTCAAAGATTTTGAAGAAAAAGATGATGATAAAAATGAAGAAGACGCAAACTTAAAATCATTTAAAAATGATTTTTTGTCTCAGAAAAAAAGTTCTACTTTTTCTTCTGAAAAACCAATAAAGAAAGTTAAAAAACAAATTAAACAAGAATCGAGTGAAAGTGAATCAGATAATAATTCTGATAGTTCTGAATCTGATATTAAACCCAAAAAGATTATCAAACCTATTAAAAAAATAGAAATATCAGATTCAGAAAAACCCAAGAAAAAGCCTAAACCAGTTAAAAAAATAGAATCATCATCAGAAGAATCAGATAGTAGTTCAGATTCGCTTGAGCGAATCTGAAAAACCCAAGAAGAAAGTGAAACAAATTAATAGAACAAAATAAAATTATTATTCAATACAAATAGCGCTATAACATTCTACACCATCTCTTGGTGAATTATTCAACTTATTACATAATTCATGTTCATCTGTTTTATTATATTTACATGATTCGCATAATAAAACATCTTCAAATGCATATTCTGCATTATTTTTACAATAATAACATTTTAAAAAATGTGGTTCATTACGATACAATAGGTCAATGTTTGTATTATTATTTTCAGTTAAAATTTTTAGTACTCTAAAATAAATTGTTGTGGGATTACCCATATCATATGTATAGACAAACTGATTCGCATGTTTGTATTTCATTATTGGTGTATTTAATGTAATCTTTTGCTTAGTTTGATATTCATCAACATATTCAAACATATATATATCAGAACGATGATTACAACAATTACACCATATTTTTTTTATAAAATTAACAATATGTGAAAATTTACATTTACTACCAATAGTAGCAAATATTTGATATGTTTTATTGGTAAAATCATTCACTGATATAAATTCAATTAAAAAACCAGTTTTATCATTAACAGAATTAATAATACATTCAGATAGATGATCTTCAAATTTACGAACATTAATTTGTTTTTTACAAAAATTGCAATTTTGTTTTGTCATATATTATAATATATATATTATAATATATTTTTTTTGTTATCAACACAATGTAAATAATATTAGTGTGATTATTCTCAAATAAAAAATTTGATAAATTATTATAAGAAATTAACAATGATATTATTTATAAGTAAATATAATGGAAACAATTAATAAAACTAAATCTAAAACTAACTCAAAGTCCAAACCCAAAGCAGTTTGTTGTCATTGCAAAGATATAGAAAAAAAAGCAAAACACAGATTAAAAATAAATATATTGTTATGCGATGACTGTAAAAAATTAGATAAATATAACCTATTAACTAAGACATATGCAAAAACAACTTATTTTTTAGAAGATGAAGATATACAGAATCTAAATTTTATCAAAGCAAAAAGCACATATGGAATGTCAACATATTTTACATTAGAAGATATTAAAAATATTTTTTGTAACAAATATGCAATCGATAATAATAATGAAATAGAAAATAAAATTAAAGAATTAAATGATATCAAAGAAAAAATACAAGAAGAAAAGAAAAGTAAAAGAATGTCTAAAAATGATAAAAATATTATGAGAAGAGAAAAATTATTTAATGCTTTACATAAAGTTGGATTGGTATTAAGAGATGATAGTAAATTATGTGAAAATTATATAAATGGAGAAACAAAAAAAATAAAAATAAAAGATATAGTAAAAAGAATGTGTCAAATGAAATATTTATTTGAATATTGTCATATGGATGAATGTAAACAAAAAGCATTGGAAGAACAACGAGAAACTCTAGAAGCATGGTATTTTCCAGATTGTTATGTATTCGATGAAGCAGAACGCATGGCATTAAACGAATATTCATATGGTGAATATCCGGAAATTTATCCCTGGATAATTCAAGAACAAACACATGATAAACCTAATAAACCTGTTAAAAAATCTAAAAACAAAAATAAAATCTAAAAAAATAAATTAAATATCAATCATGATAACATCTTTATTGTTTAATATAATATCCATTTTTAATTTAATATTATTCTTATTACATTGATTTATTATTTCATAAAGACATATATGATACACATACTTTACATTAGAGACCAGTTGTTGAGAAATATTTTACAGAAAAAGCAGTAAGATTAGAAATGTGCATAAGATCTATGTTATATGATTATAGATATAAAAATAAAAAAGATTTCTTTTTGTGTGACGGGTGCGAGTTATCGGAACAAGAAATTTATAAATTTTTTTTCCTCGGAAAAAAATCATCTATAAGATGATTTTAAGTTTGCGTCAAAGATAACTCCAAGCGTAAGAATTTTTCACAGACAAATTCTTTCGGAGATATAATTAAAAAAGCATTCAAAAATTGTATTAAAAGTATAAAAAATACGAAAGAACCACAAAAAGGGGGTGGAAATAATAAAATAGATACATTGAAATTACAATTAGAAAAAATAGATAAAGAAATAGAGAATCGTAATAAATTATTAATTTAAAAAAAATGAAAATAATATATTATATAAGTAAATATTATATATTATATATTATAACTTTTTCTCCTGAAACGAATCTGGATGAGTCTTCAAATATACTTTTAAAATCTCAGTTGACACATTATCACTTATGAAAGCAGTCTTTATATCCGAAAAATTGATTTCAATTTCGTCATTCTTCTCAATTTCGTCATTCTTCTCAATTTCGTCATTCTTCTCAGGCTTTTCCATCTGATGGTCAGAACGATGTGATGCGCTCTGACGGTGAGAAACGGGGCGAACAAATGCAGTCATATTTCAGTATGTATATGTGATGGACATAAAAACATATAGAGAAAGATAAAGAATTAAATATTTCAATTTTTTATCAATGAATGTGCAATAAGGAAATGTTAACAACGATACTAAAAATTTATTTTCTTTATTTTTTATAAAATTATATGTATATAAATTATAATTATAATCTATATTTATTACAATA